CTCTTGACCTCGGCCATGTCGCCATCCTTGTTGCGATCAGCCAAGTGCTGCACCCATGTCAGCACACCCTCGACCCCCGCCATATCCATGCGGGTCTGGTCGATTGCCTCTACTGTCTCTCTGGTCATGTCTCTCATAACTGGGTATATAGTATCAGTTTTTAGGTACGTTGTCAACTACTAAAACCATTGCTTGCGGTCGGTTTCTTGTTCGTAGCCAACGTGGTAGGCTTCCACTTCAGCTTCCGTCATGTCCTCCACCTTGATGCGGGGAGCGTTCCCTGTGCCGTTCGGGTAGTAGTGGGGATCGCTGCCCCTGCCGTAGTAGCGGTCGGCTGATCCCCGATCATAGGGGCTGCCGTGCTTCGTGTCGTATTTCGTCATTGTATCTCTCATAACTGGGTATATAGTAACATTTTCTGGGGGTGGTGTCAACCAATAATATCACTTTTTTCCGAATTTTTCCCACAGATGCTTTACTCTGTGAGCTATAGCTGGCCTTCCTTGTTTTCCGTAAACCTCAAACCATAGGTCGGCCATACGAGCGGAATGGATGCTTTTTTCCTGTGCCCAATCAGCCTCCAAGCCCTTGTGCAGCATCTCGCCCATCTGCTCAATCGAGAAGTAATCTCGACGAAATCGATAATCAATGCCGTCGTTCTTCATCAACTGCCAAAGCACCATTGCCGACTTCCTCGCGGTATCGTAATGATGTGCCTCAACCCACTCGTAAGAACCAAACTCTTTTCTTGTCATAAGTAGTCCTCCTGATGCTCTCGGCATCCCTCGCAGATCGGCCCCCAATCGCAACTGGCTGACTCGGTGCAAGCCCCGCCGCCGCCATCAACGAAATCGTTGAAGTCCTCGCGGGTTTGCTCGACTGGCCTATTCCACTTTTTGCAGTCGGCCAAGTACTCTTGCCAAACATCCTCGCAGGTAATCCCGCATTGGTCGCACTTGTTTGTGTTTAGCTCTTCTCTCTCTATCGTATCGCTTCTCATAACGGAAAGATTATGACATAAAACAGCATACGATTGCAAGCGATAAAATCATTTTTTTTGATCTTTTTTTAAGAGGTAACTGGCAGGATGCGTGCCAACCCACCCCCATTATCTAAAAAATTTGCTTCAGTAATTGTTAGCGCGTGGCGGGGGGTGTTAAAAATCATTCTCCCCGATACTTTTAAACCTACTTTTTCAAAAATACGAGAGAATAAAGGAAAAAATATATTTTCAAAAATACCCAAAAGGTATATAATACTCTCGTGAAGATATGTACTCAATGCAAAGAGTCAAAACCTCTCGATGACTTTCGAAGACAGACCAAAACGAAAGACGGATATAAATACAGGTGCAAGGAATGCGACGATTTGGCCGCTAGAGAGTATTACAAAGCGAGGAAGGATAGGATTATATCAAATGCCAAGAAATGGCAGGCAGACAACCCCGAGAAAGTGAAAGAATATAAAAAAAAGTATTATGAAAAGGCTATTTGACGCAATTCTGGATAGAATCAAGCTTCGAATCTAGTTTGTCGAATCTTTCGTGGATAATCTCTATCGCGTGAGATAGATCTCGTTTCGTAACATACTGGGAAGGAATCTCTATCGATAAATTAGTTAACCGATTAGTCATATCATCGTTCTTTCTCCACAATTCATCTATGCTATGATACACTCTCGTTAGAACCCATCCCCCCAAAAACGCCATAACGCCGAACCCCATGTCAATAAATTGATGTACCTCCATAATTTCCCTTTTTTACACTTAAAATGAGGATCATTCACCAACGATTTGGGAAATACTTCCCGTTGATAACTTTAAAAGATAAATTTTTGATAAGAAGCTTAATGTTTTTACAAATTACATCTTGGCACAATTCTTGCAGTGTAATAAATACTATGTTAATAAAACGCATACTCAAGATCGGGCTGGTTGCTATCATGGCATCAGCGTTAACCGCCGTGGCGCAAGTCCCTAAACCCAAGCCAGATAAGCCTACAAAAGAAAAACCTGAGCGAGGAGGGAAGAAGTGGGATCCGGCGAAGGTCAAGGAACGTCTCAAGGCGGCTTTTGAAAAGCGTGACAAGAATCGCAAAGACGCGAAGAAGCGTGGACACAAGGTTCATGATCGCAAGAAAGGCAGCAAGAAGGGTAGTGCCTTTGGTAAGTTGGTAAGAGACGACGCCAAAATTAAGGAACTAAAAGAAGCTTTTGCCGCCGCTGCTAAGAAGGGCCGTGCGGGGTTTGATAGGAAAGCATGGAAAGACGCCACGGACGACGAAAAGAAGGCTCTCAGAGAGAAAATGGCCGCTGGGAGAAAAGAATGGTATGAGAAGATGAAAACTCATCGTGAAGAGGTCGGTAAACGCATAAAAGAGATTCGTGAGGAGTTTAAGAATAATCGCGACAAGGTTATCGACGGAAACGATCCGGGAGAATGAAAGGGCGACAATCTTGTTATACAGTATCATAGACCATACTATATACCATCAAGTATAGCAGAGAGAAGCCTTAAGTCCACCCCTGAAATAAACTGGGAATTAAGAATACCGAGAGACAAGGTTGGTATCGTAATAATAAGGCGCGCTAATGCCGAGAATATTATAATAAAATAATTGTTGAAAAATGGTAAAAAGAGTGTAAAATAACGAGCTGTTTAACGTATATAAAAAACGGCGTAAATAAGTATGAAAATAACAAAAATAGATACGTGGTCCGCGGCGAACTTTCTCGGTTTGTTGGGGGTAGCCACTGGTACAATTAAGGGAGTGATACTTCCCGTTCTGGCCCTTTTGGGTTCTGGAGCGATGGGGGATGTTGACGCCGGAATTGCAAAGGTAAGTACTACCGTCTCTGCCGATCTCGGCAGCGTGGTAGCTTTTGGAGTCGCAGGTTGGGTTGGAGGCTGGGCTTACGCTTGGATGGCCAACTGGGTCCTCAAATGGACGAAAGGTCTGCGTTTTGAAACTAACAAGTAGAAAACTACTATAACCTAAAACCCTCCGTTTTAACGCGGGGGGTTTTTTGTGTAAAGGTTAAAGTGAGATACCTATTGATCTTTTTGTTTAGTTTGAGCCTCCTAGGAGCCCCTGTAATCGATCCTGACGTGGAAGTAAGGGTAAAGGGGCTCGTTTGTCCCAGCTGCGCAATAGGCCTTAAGAACGCCTTCAAGAATGACTCTTACGTAAAGGGATTAAAAATAGATACAAAAAAGGGGCTTCTTTTCCTCGAATACTGGAGCGTGGAGATACATCCTTCGAAAATCAAGACGATGGTTGAAAAATCCGGTTACGAAGTCTCCTCTATTAAATGGTTAAAGAAGGGAAAAGCCAACAGATATAACGCTCCATAAAGCACAGGGGTTTATCACTGAATTGTCACATAGTAGCCGAAACTGCCACTCAAGTAGGGCTTTCATCGGCGAAACGTTTAAAAAAGCTGTGGCAGAAGAACGAATCAGACGTGTTCTGCGGGTCTCTCTCCCAAAACAGAAGTATCCCATACGGCTCTAACTTCTGCCGCCGTGGAAGCGGCGTCTAACGTAGCGTTTGCGGTCACATCGCGTAAAGCTTGCTTTTTTGTCGCAACGGCTGTCTTTTCAGATGCATTTGCTGCTTCATCAGCCTTCTGGTAATCGATATCCAAAGCCTCGAGAAGAGGTGATCTCACTTGACGAAACCTATCTTTCTGAAGGTTCTTTGCTTTTGCTACATTTATTCCTATTGCCATAACTTTTACTCCGAATACTCCCAAGCGTTTCTAAAATAACGATCCACAGGAAGGTCTCCCGTGGGGATAATTTGATGAGGAACCCCGGCAGGAACGTCTTTTGCGGCAATTCTAGCCATAAAGTCCTCATGAGTCTCGCCCCTTTCTACCACATTTGGTGCCGGAACAACAACTGCCACCCCGCTAAAAGTCTCTCCTTCTACGGGAGCGACCGGATAAATGATTCTTCCTGTGATGTCCATTTTAGTTTATTACACTTATTATATGCTGTTTTTGAAAAAAATCCTATTTTTTTAATTCCCAATAATATGAACGCACACGATAGGATTGTCGCTCGGATTGTCGCTAGGGTCTTGCGTATAAAACTTACAAGACCCAGCCAAAAAGGTTGATACTCCGTCAAAAATAGGGATTCCCCATATGATCGCCTTGTCGCCTGAATTCATATTTATACAGTAGTTGACGTCAGGCATCGCTGTTGAAAAATTAACAGTGTAAGCGCCCGTTCCATTATCCGTGATAGAAGATACGTTATAGCTGCTTCTTATGGCCACCGTGCCCGTTCCGTTGAAATTTACCCATGCTTTTGTAAGTCGCGCTCCGGCCGCTCTTAAATTATCTAATGTTAGTTTTGTTAAGCTCATTTTTTAATTCCCGAAAACTATTACGCAAAACAGTCCATCATCTGTTGCAGTGTTGGATGAATTTGCCGAAGCTACATATATGTAAGCGGTGTTTAATATGTCCGAAAGAGGCGTTTCTCTTTTTAGGTGAAAAAGATGATTTTGAGTAGTTCCGCTGTTGACCTCCGCCCCGGCAACAAAACCAACATAATTACTGTCCGTCATAGCGGTGGAAAAATTTACCTTATACATTCCCGTACCAACATCTGTAAGGCTCGATACGTTATAACTATCCCTTATTGAAATAGTTCCAGTTCCGTCAATATTCGCCCAAGCTTTCGCAATCCTGTTATTGGTCTCTTTTAGGGTTCCCATCTCAACTCCATCTGCTGAGGAGTTCATTACGATATGTTTTGAATTATCCCCAGAACCAATAAGATGAGCTGCTGTAGGAGGCGTGAAATTACCAGTGTAGCGAGCATAACCATTCGTAACCCTGAAGTCATCCATGTGACCACTAAAGTACCATTCGTAATTACCCCCATTGTAAACCCCTATCCTAAAATCTGACGTAGCATCATCAAGAGCCGTGGTAGAGACTGCCACCGTAGTCACCGCAGACCCATCCACATAAACCTTAAGATTAGTTCCGTCACGAACAACAGCAAGATGATACCACGTACCAGTTGAAGGACTCCAACTATAACCAACATCAGCAGCGCCACTCCCAGAGAGCTTATAACCAATCCTTAAAATAGGGCCTGCTGTAAGATACGCCACATAAAGACCAGTTGAGCTATTACTTGTATGAGAAAACATGCATGCGTTTTGCAGAGATGTAAACCTTACCCACCACTCGATAGTGAAATTGGCACTACCAAAGTCAAATGCTGCATTATCACTCATACTTAAGTAATCACTATTACCGTCGAGTAAAAGACTAGATGTTCCGAATTTCTTTTGGGCCGTATCCAACTGAGCGGTACCATTAAAAGTAACCGAATGTCCTGAATCGCTCGAATCAGTCGTAGAAGTCGCAGCGTCTACTCCATCCAACGGCAATAAAAGCTTTACTTTTGTAAATGAATCATCTCCCGCGGTGGTTCCGGTCGCTTTGATTTTATCTAAATTAAATTCTCTCATTTTTTTAATTCCCGAAAACTATTGCTTCTATATAAGGTCCATCAGCTAAAGCGTGACTTCCGTTAAGACTATATACTCCCGCTTTATTTGTTGTTCTCGTTTCGTTTTGGTCTCTTTTGAAGCCCACTATACCCGACCCTCCAACTGTACCAACAACTACGTAATTTGTGTCTGAGAGCGCTGTACTAAAGTTTATATCGTAATCTCCTGTCCCATCGTCAGTTATACTAGATACGTTATAACTTCCATTTATGGCTACCGTACCAGTTCCATTAAAATTCACCCACGCCTTTGCAATCCGAGCTTGGTTTATGCCGCCGGTTCCGATTGCAACTCCGTCAGCCGTAGAATTCACTATGATCTGTTTGTTTACATCTCCGGCAGAAGTTAAATGAGCGGTTGTTGGTGGGGTAAAAGCAGAAGTATATCTTGCTGCGCTGGTAAAACGAATATCGTCCAAGTACCCATTGAGAGGATAATAGAGTGAGTTATTGCCCGAGTACAACCATGCCCCCAAATGCCAAGTGTTACTGCCGGTCGAGCTAGAACCGGTGTGGGTACCCTCTAGAGCTCCATCTAAAAATAATTTATAACTTCCGTCTGAGCCAGACAAAGCCACATGATACCACTGACCGGTTGTCATTACCGTGGTTCCTGTTATAGCTCCGGTATTCGACAGTAACCGTGCTCCTATAGTATGATCGGAGTTTTTTTGAAGGTATACCCCATTAGAAGCCCCAGCCCAATTTATTGCATAATATATAAGGTCTGAAGGTAAAGAAATGTGATAAACCCAAAATTCTATAGTGAACGTCGAAGCGGCAAAACTTCCGAGAGTACTACTGGTTACGCTTACATAGTCGCTATCTCCGTCGAACAACATACTGCTTCCGCCGAACTTACTTTGTGCGGTGGAAATTTGCGATGTCCCTACAAAAGTAACTGCATGGTTATTGTCACTTAAATCGCTTGTTGTTGTCGCCCCATTCGTCCCGTTAAACGGCAGCAGAAGCTCCGTTTGAGGAAAGTAAACATCCCCCACGGTGCTTCCCGTTATTTTAAATTGATCTAATCTTGGTTTGGTTAAATTCATTTTTTTAATTCCCGAAAACTATTACGTTTACCGTGTTAGCGTCATTAGCGTATAAAGAGCTATCATTTATATGAGGCACATTGATTCTTGCCGCAGAAGCTGTTTTCGCGGTTCCCATTCCTGTCACAACAGACCAGTTGTAAGATGATGTTTGGCCTATATTTGACCCTACAATACTATAATAAGCATCAGTCATTGCTGTCGAAAAGTTTATAGTATAATCCCTGTTTCCATGATCGGTTATGCTCGAAACGTTATAAGAAGCATTTATTGTAATTCCTGATCCATCAAACTCCACCCACGCCTTTGCAATTCTCGCTTGGTTGATGCCTCCGGTTCCTATCGCTACCCCGTCAGCAGTTTCGTTAATGAGGATCTGTTTATTAACATCTCCGGCGGAAGTTAAATACGCAGTTGTCGGAGGGGTAAAAGTGGAAGTATAGCGAGCTAAACCCTGAGTAACCCTAACGTCATCTATATAACCATTCAGATAGTCAACGCCGCTTGGGTACCTTCCAAACAATAAACCATTAGTATTATTAATAGTACCAGATACAGTACCAGTAGCTTTTGAAACTCCATCCCGATAAAATACGGTAGTATTATCCGACTTTCTGACTAAAGCTACATGATACCAAGTGTCTACCGATAAACTATCGGTTCCCCCACTTAGCACCGTAGATAACAGAGCAATGTTCCACCCTGAGGAAGTAGCTCTAATACGATGAAAGTAGCTGTCATTCGTCCCTGAAGTCGTTACGTAATGAGTACCAGACAGACTTGAAAAACGAACCCAACACTCAAGGGTAAAAGCGCCAGCCCACACAAAATCACTAGAACTAGGAACACTTAAGTAGTCTCCTGTCCCATAGAGATAACAACTACTTCCTCCGAATTTGCTTTGTGCCGTAGAAATTTGAGCATTCCCATTGAAAGTTACTGTATGATTACTGTTGCTTGAATCACTCGTAGTTGTCGCCCCATTCGATCCGTCAAACGGCAGCAAAAGCTTCGTCTGTGGAAAGTAAACATCTCCCACGGTGCTCCCCACCGCGCTTAATTGTCTTATATCTGGTTTGTTAAAAGGCATAATTTTTAATTCCCGAAAATTAAGAAAGTAACTATTTCGCAATCATCTGCTCCGGTAGGAGAGTCGATTGAATAAGCGTTTACGTAACTTGATGAAACATTGTTTGGTATCAAGTTTACTACCCTATTTCTTTCTGTCGCGTCTCCAGTCGCATCAACCGCAGCTCCGGCTCCGGAACAATCAGCAGAACTCAAATTGCTTGAATAGTTCAAAGTATACAATCCTGTTCCTCTATCAGTTAAACTGCTAATATTATAGCTGTCTCTTATTGCTACAGTTCCTGATCCGTTAAAGTTCACCCACGCTTTTGCAATGCGCGCTTGGTTTATCCCGCCCGTTCCAATCGCTACCCCATCGGCGGCGGAATTAACTATAATCTGTTTGTTTACATCTCCGGAGGAAGTTAAATGCGCAGTTGTCGGAGGGGTAAAGTTTGACGTATATCGAGCAACGCCACTTGTCACCCTCACATCGTCGATATAGCCATGAAAAAGACTGGTGTAACCACCAGAGTACAAGGCTCCAATCGACGCCTCAGATCTGCCAGCCAACAGGGTTGATCCGGTGTAAGTACTGCCTTCTTGGGTGCCGTTTAAGAAAAGTTTATAACTCCCAGCCGATCCGGAAAGAGCAACATGATACCAAGTATCAGTACTAAGAGTAGTGGTGGTTGCTATATGCGCTGAACCTCCACCAAGACCGGCCTTTAAGTAAGAGGCACTGTACTGAATCCACCACCCATTACTTACATTATAATTAGTTATCATAGCTCTATTACCAGACAACGTACTAGCTCGAAACCAAAACTCAACGGTAAACGTACTCGATAGCGTAGGGAGATCAAAGGTCAAATAATCACTATCACCATCTAAAAGAAGACTACTGCTACCGAGCTTGCTCTGAGCTGTTGAAATTTGAGCTGTCCCCGCGAAACCTACGGATCGATTATTATTACTTAAATCACTTGTAGTTGTCGCCCCATTCGATCCGTCAAACGGCAGCAAAAGAGATGTTTGCGGAAAGTAAACATCTCCCACGGTTGAACCAAAAGCTCCTAAATATTCTATTGGCAATTTTTTCATTTTTAATACGTATGCCTTACCATTATTAAATCTCCACTCGCTATATCCCCAGAAGCGAAAGTCAGACTTGTTCCATTTACAAAATAATTATCATCGGGGAATTGTGCCAACCCATTAAGAAAGACAGTAGTTTCTAATATGTTTGAGACAGATCTTCCCATGGTGAATCCAGAAACAACCCCATCTCCAGTGAATGCATCCTTCGCGAATGAAGCCACGCCCGCTGGCCCCGGTGCGCCAGTTGGCCCGAGGGACAAATGTCTAGCTTCGACATTAAACCCACTTGTTAATGCTGAATTAAAATATACTCCAGTATTATTGCTTAGGGTATAATCGACAATGGGCCTTTGTACGATACCGTTAATGGTAACCAGAAGATCCTTCGCTTGAGGAACAGAACTATCCAATGCGAAACCAGAAACAATACCATCTGCCGTGAAAGTGTTGCTAAACGCAACCCCCTCTCCAACAGCACCTAACTTTTGAACGTTAACGTAAAGCCTATCGATAGGACGAGTTACGTCATCCGCCCCCATCTTCTTAACGGAAAGCTCGGAATTAGAAATCTTCTTGATTCCGTAATCGACATCAGTGTCATCCCAGCCGCCGATTTGACTGATGTATTTGGATTCAGTAACATTAACGCTAGCGCTTGTATAAAACGCTGCGGCTGGTGGTGTAAAATTGGACGTATAGCGGGCCACCCCTTTGGTAACGCGGAAATCATCAAAATACCCATAAAAGTAACCACTACCACCACCCCACTCCTTGCCGATATAAACACCATTTAGCGGATTAAAGTTTGTGGTGTTGGCAAAATCAGACCCTTTTTGAGTGCCGTCCCTAAATACTTTTACTACGCCACTTGTTCGAACAAAAGCTACATGATACCAAGTGTCAACAGATAACGAATCTGAAAAAGTTTGAGATGAACTTGTACCACCAAGCTCCCAAGCGGTAGAAGTCCACCCCATACGAATAAATCCCGAATCATCGCCAACAGCCGTATAAATACGCTGGGTTCCGGAAAGAGTAGTAAACCTAACCCAAAGCTCTATCGTAAAGTCTGCTGTGCCGAAAGTCCAATCAGAGGAGTCTCCTAATGTTAAATAGTCTCCTGATCCATCAAACAATAAACTACTTCCGCCCCACTTACTTTGTGCGGTGGAAATTTGAACGTTGCCATTGAAAGTTATGGTATGACCCGTATCGCTTTCGTCAGTTGTTGATGTCGCAGCGTTTGCTCCATCAAACGGCAACAAAAGCGTAACGTCAGTCCAATTCGCGTCACCAGTTACCACGTCCGTATCCGTTTCTTCAATAATTGAAACGTCCCATTTATTATCAGCGAGATCGAGCCCCGCGACAGAACCACTGGCATTCTGCACAATCCCAACTGCTGAACCGGTAAGATCAAAACCGGTGAAGTAGCCTTGATCGGTCGTGGCCCAACCAGACGCAGCTGCCCCATCTGCTCCATCAAGCCCAGCCGCTCCGCTAGGACCTGCTGTACCAGCTTGCCCGATTGTTATATGCCTCGCATCAACCACGTCTCCACTAGTTATTGTTCCTGAAGCGAAGTTAACCGTAGTACCATCCAAAGAATAAGCCGTGTCTGGTTGCTGTATTATACCATTAAGCGAAACAAGAACATTGGCAGCTTTGCTATTTGGACTAAACGAAAGATCAAAACCGGAAAGTACTCCATCTCCCGTAAACACATCGGCAACAGAATCAGAAACGCTAAACGAATTAGCCGTAATCCTCCTTACATCTATTTCTGTTCCACTTATTATATTGGCGTCAAAATAAAGTCCCGTTCCGGCGGAAAGAGTATAATCTTCAACAGGCGTCTGTACGAGGCCCCCAACAGTAACGATTAAATTATTTTCATTATTAACAGATGTAGTAAGGGCGTAGCCTGACGTGGCTCCATCTCCCGTAAACTTCTGATTCTCTATTTCAAGTAACCCCGTTCCACCGTTTACAAGGGAGGCTCCATCCACAAACTCCAAAGCGTTTCCTGCGGAGTTAACGGCAACATGTTTATTAGCGGTGAAGCTGCCCGGTGTATCGGTTAGCCCGACGAAAGTAGAGCTACCGCCTCCGCCACCCCCACTAACTCCAGAGAAAACTAAGGCGTTGCCAGCGGCATTTACCACAACTGACTGACCTTCAGTTCCGAAGCTTCCCGGGGTATCTGTTAGTCCTGTAAAATTAGTTGATCCGGCAGGGCCTGTAGCTCCACTCGGGCCTGTAGCTCCAGCCGATCCAACCGCTCCGGTTGGTCCTGTTGATCCCGCTGGTCCTGTAGCGCCAGCCGCACCTGCCACTCCGCTCGCACCACTCGGGCCTGTTACTCCGCTCGGACCTGTTACTCCGCTCGGACCTGTTACTCCGGCGGCTCCCGCGGTTCCGCTAGGTCCTAAAGCAAGATATCGTGCATCTATTAAGTTACCACTTATTATCCCGGT